CCCGGTGTTCTTCCAGTCGATCGTTGTATCGAGACCGGTGATCTCTTGTAGTTTCTCGTTTGTATCAAGCTTCTTTCTTGTGAATTTTGACGCGGGTACTCTGTACGCAAGTTCTGTTTTCGGCCTGTCCATACCGTCCTGGATTGGTTTGAAGAAGAAGGGATAATTAACTGAGATGGGTACGACCTTATCAGTAAACATCTTTTTGGCGTCTGGCCCGGATTTTGATAAAATGCCAAATCTTGAATCTGTAGATATTGTTGCCTGGTTAACCGTCTCGCCTGATGCCATGAAAGAGAAACCTGACCGTCGGTTTTTAAGATAACACATTCCGTAACACCGTATATCTGCTTTACAAGCTTCCCAGAATATAAAGAATAATCTGTTTGATTGCCTAAAATCTGGCTGCCCAACATCAATCTTGGACCACTGCAAGTACATGTAATGAGTACCAGTAATGTAGCAAGGAGCATCTTTGTTATAAAACCAAAAACCTTCTTCGCGCCTTTTAAATTCCTTATCAATATAGTCATACCATTTTTCTTTAAATTGTAAAGTATGCTCGTCCCAATCAAATACTGATTTTATCTTTGAAAGCTCTTTAGGGTATTCAGTATGTTTCCATCTATTTCCTTCGAACGTCATAACATCATCTTCTTTTGGTAAAGCAATTTTAATGTTTTGTATTTCGTATATGTCACCTATTTTACCAGTTTTACTGATAACGATTATATCAAACTCTTTATTATAGCCGTACTCCCACTTGTTATATCTATTTTTTTTATTTATAACTTTAGGCTTAATATAATCGGGTAGTATTTTATATAGTGATTGCTCGTACATTACTTAGATCTTCCTTCTGCAAAACCTTTGAAAGTTTTTTCTTTCTTTTCTACAGGTTTTTCGTTAAGTATGTTTTCTTCGTCCTCAATACGTTTTAGAATCTCAAAAGCATCAAAAATAGCTAACTTTTTCGTAGCAGCAGCATTTTTAAGACGGTCAGCAGATATATCATCATCAGAATCAACAATAGCTTCTTTAGCTACTTTTATTAATTCCTCAACTGCTTTTTGCCCAGCTAGGATTATATTCTTCTTCGTCTCCTTTATATTCATATTTAATTACAATATCATTTGATTTCATACAGTATAAACGTTCTCCGTCAATTATAAATTCAAACTCACCATATGGAGTATAACCTATTAGGTCACCAGGAACGATTTTAACAGCTTCTAAGGAACTATTACCATATTTTAGTATTCCTATAAGCTTTCTCTCTTTATCCAGCGTTAGACCGTTGTTATCTAACAATGGTTTTACGAAACATCTATCTTGAAAAGATTTCCAAGTATTACCATTATTATATAGGTATATTTGATCAGGTGAGCAAAAGTACAGGTCGTCTACAAACTTAGATCTACTGTCTTTTCTTTTACCTCTAATATCAAAAAAGCTTCTAAAAACGTTATGATGTATAATAACTATATCACCTTCTTTAATTAACGTAGAATATGCTGATGGAGTAGAAACTACCACAGCTCTATTGCTAACAGCTTTAAAATCTTCAGTGTTACTATTAGTTATAAGGCTTTTGTCACCTATTTTAATTTCGTTGTCGTATCTTTTATTTGTTGGTCTTACAATAAAGTCAAATAAACTCTTCATTAGTATTCTAGATCATATTCAACAGATATAGCCATGTTAGAATTAAACTTCTTCCATGGCATTACTTCGTCTTTCTTTTTGATATAGATGCTGTAAGAGTTATCGTCTTCAGAGTACAATATAGCTGATATAGTGTGACCTCCATAAACTTTTTGACCTACAGCATAATGCATTGCATCATTTTTGTAATCAGAACCTATACTTATTTTTCTAACTACAGAACTCATTAGTTGATTGATTTAACAACTGATAATTCAGTATCATCTTTTTCTTCTTCAATTACAGTATAACTACCATCTTTCATATCGATATTTATAGCACCGTACTCGTCTTCAAGTTCTTTTTTAGTAACTTGTATTTCTTTAGACACAATAGCTTGAGCGTGTAGATAATCGTGCTTACGAGATTCTAAAACACCTATATCAGTCAATATAGCCTGGAGTTTACCTTGTTGATTTTGAATTTTCTCTAATTGTTCTTTTTTGATTTTTGACATTTTGATTTGATTTAATTAGTTTTACTTTTACTTAATTTTATTATCACTTGATTTTTTATTTTTTTCCCAAGTACGACCAACAAAGTAAGCTCCGTACACTGTTATAAGTAAAGACTGAAATATTGGCGTGTAAGATTCATCTACTTTAAAGCTACCTATATTACCATCTGCAAAAGATAAAACACTAAATATAAATGTTAAATATATTAAAACCATAGGTCTTATATTCTTAGATAACCAGCTATTACTTTGCATATCAGCTTTCCAACGGTCAGTAACTTGAGCCTGAGCTTCACTATCAGCTTTTTCTAATATTTCTTGTATTAATCTTTGAGCCTCTAGTTTCTCTTCTTTAGTTGTAGTAAGTTTATCAATAACGTTACCAACCTCTTTTATTACTCCTCCGGTAAGCCATTGAAATAATTTTTTCATTTAATTGACTCGTTTATAGCTTGAGCGAGAGTTCTTTTATCTTTTTTAACTTTTTTTCCAGCAGAATAAGAAACTGAACCACCGCTTTTATCTGTTAAAGTGTATTCGTTATATTTACCTTTTTTAGGTGTAACTTTATACTTACCTTCAAACCTTTTTTGGATTTCCTGTAATCCAGGTACCTCACCTACTTTAGCTTTTGCTGTTTCTGATGGCTTACTAGGTCCATCATGTTCTTCGTTATGAAGATGTAAAGGTCCAGTTTTGTAGAATGGTGGCTTTGTAGAGTTTTTTAATTTTGCCATTTTTTTAATTTGTTTATTTATGAATTTTTATAAGCCTCGGCCTCCCAAGGTAAGTTTTTAGCTCCTTCTTTCATTTGAGCTCTTGAATATTTTTTACCTTTCCAGTAAACGTTATCATCGTCATAATCTAGATCTCCACGTTTAATCTGATCTATGTGGATCATCTCGTGATCAATAACCTTCTTAGTTTCAGCTGGGCTTAAATACTTGTTTATAAGTATTGTACCATTATTGTTAGCCATACCTAAAACACCTTCCTCCATCTCAACTTGATATATAGGAGTATTTTCTACTTCATACGGTGGTTTAAGTTTAAACGCCATATTAGTACTTACAGCTTTTCTTTTTAGCAGGAGTGTCTGGTTTTGCTGGTTGAAAACCTGATTGACAATGCTTAGATATAAATGATCCTTTCATTTTAGCTGCAGAATCAGTATCGTGTCTAGCGTTTTCTAAATAATGTAATCTAGCACTAGCGCTTAAGTTCTTATTGTAAGCTTCTTTTTGATCGTATTTTTTACCTTTATTCATAGTGTTTGTTTTTACCATTTAACTTTATCAGCCCACCAAGCAGCAGACATTTTACCTTTCTTTATATTTTTAGCATGTCTAGCTTTGAAACTAGCACGTCTAGCTTTTTGCTTAGCTGACTCACCTTTTTTAGGTTTACCAGCAGTGCTAACTCCTTGTTGTCCAAATCTAATTATTTTTTCTTTACCTCCTGAGCAAGCTTTTACCACGTGAGACTTAGTAGGGTGACTTGGAGTCCTTTTGGGCTTGTTACAAGCCATTTTAGATTTTTCTAACTTTGCCATTTTATTTCTTATTTAAGTTATACCATTTTTGAATAGTATAACCAATAGACACTGCTAATAGAGTTAGTTTGAGTATTACGTCTATATTAGACATAGATACCATTAAAGCACTAGCATTTATCATATATAGTTTTATATCTCCTAGCGATCCCATTTTATCCTTTAGCTCTTTGAGTGATTGGTCCTTTTAACGAATCACAACCGCAATCAGCTAATTTTAACTTCATACCTTTAGCTCCGCTACTAGATCCTTTACCATGTGGTCTACCTACTTGACTTAATGGTCCATCCCATATAGTGTTTTCACCAACAACGCCTCCCGCGTTAACATTAGCTTTTATTACTTTTTCTGCCATAATTATTTATTTTTTATAATTTCTTTTGCTTTATCGTAATCACCTTCAGATTGATCCATAGCTAAGCCAAATGCATTCCCTTGAAGAGTTGATGGGTCTTTAACATATTGTGTAGCTTGAATGTCTCCAGCTTGATTTTGTAATGATCTCTGTCTTTGACTAACATCTCCAAACATCATGTTTCCAGCATTAGTTACAGACTCATTAAAAAGCGGATTAGCATTACCTCTTTCGTTACCTGGTATAGGAGTTTCATACGTCATTTGCACTGGTGTTATTTCAAATTTTTGTCCTCCAAAAGGATTTGAGCTACCAGCAGGTCCTCCAGTTCCAGATAAAGGATTACCTACACCCATAGTTGCTCCTTCGTTTACAGCTGCTTGAGCTGCTTGAGCTGCTTGGCTTACTTGTGGAGCAGCACCAACAACTCCTGTGCTTGGCGCGGCACCCATTCCTTGAGCTGCTTGAGCCGCTTTAGCCGCTTCAAAAAGTCCACCCGGTCCTCCTGCAATAAAACTATTACTCATTTGTTGTTGATTTAGTCCAGCAGCTTGCATACCAGCACTCATCACTGATTGCCCGTTTCCTGATCTACCAATAGCGCCTAAGGATGCCGCCATTCCAGCTGCCATAAACTTGTTTGGTGATTTTTTTTTATTATACATAGTTATCTTTGTTTATCGTTATTAACGTTATATATGGCTGTAGTTAAAACTTTATCCGTGTAACTATTACCTTTCATTATTTTATTTCTTCTAGAACTAGTTGGTATGTCATCTTCACCTAGCATTATTCTATATATTCTATTTATGAGCTGCTTACATTGAAAAGAAACTTGATATATATTATATAACTGTGTGGTTCTATTTCTAGGTCTCCATACCTTTATCCAACCAGCTTTTAAAAGCTTATTCCAACGTCGATTATCCCAACTATATGAATAAGAACCTGTTTTAAAATCTTGTTTAGAGAAATGCTCCATACAGTCAAGATATATTAGAAGCTCTAAATCAGCATCATTAAGATTGTTGTTTTTACAGGCCCATTTACGTATTATACGATAATGTTTTAACAAGTTCATGTCTTTAACATCTCTTGCTTCTAGTCTTTTCATAAAACAACAACTATATCTTCTAGTTTGATAACGTGATAAAAATCCTTATCTATTTCTATTTTGTGACCGGCGTGTCTATCAAAGAAAATAATATCATTTTCATTTACACCAACTACATCACTTCCAATAGAAACTATACTAGCTTCTATATATCTAACATCTTCTCTATGAGACTCTGCAAGAAGCAAACCACCTTTTGTCTTAGTGGTACCTTCTTTTGTTTTCTTTATAATTAAATTTCTACCTATTGCTTTCATCTCCAACTCTTAAGTTATTAATTACACAATCTGTAGATAATATAGTAGTTGCTACTGAAGCTGCGTTTCTTAAAGCGCTTTTAGTAACCAGTAATGGATCTATAATACCAGCTCGTACCATATTTACGTCTTTACCTGTAACCACGTTTAACCCTCTATTTTTCTTTTCAGGATAAACCAATTCTAAACCAGCGTTTGATAGAATAGTTTCATAAGGAGCTTTTATAGCTTCTAGTAAAACTTCTTCACCTTTGTTTTTAGCTTTTATATATGTAGACGCGTTGAGTAGTGCAATACCTCCTCCTGGAATTATACCTTCTTTAATTGCGGCTTTTGTAGCACAGATTGCGTCTTCGACTCTATCTGTCTTCTCTTTAAGTTCAATGTCTGAATTCGCTCCAACCTTAACAATTGCAACCTTAGCAGATAAACGTGCAAGTCTAGTTTCAAGTCGTATAACGTTTGCAGGAGATTTTTCAGTTTCAAGCTGTTCTTTAATTTTGACAATAAGCTCATCTACTTCTTTTGGCGTTTCATTTATTTGTATTATAGTGTCTTGTTCTCCTGTTACACTCTTAACACATTCACCTAGTTTATCAACTGATATTAAATCTAAATCATCTCCAAGGTCTTCATTTATGATAGTAGCTCCAGTTAACATTGATAAGTCAATTAAAGTATCTTTTTTGTTGATACCAAAAGTAGGTGCATTAATTACATTTACTTTTATATTACCTTTAACCTTGTTCATCGCTAAAGCGGATAAAACTGGTTGGTCTATGTCAGCGACAATTAATAATGATTTATTATTTTTAATAACATATTCTAGCACTGATTGTATTTGCCTAATGCTATCAATTGGTGAATCTACTAGCAACACTAGCGGGTTGTCAAGTATAGCTTCTTTTGTTGATTTATTAGTTACGAAATTAGAGTTTGTTATTCCTTTATCGTATTGTACACCATCAACAACATCTACGTATGTTTCAGAATCACTAGTTTTCTCCATCATAACAACTCCAGTCTCTCCAACTGCTCTAAAAGCATCTCCTATGACTTTACCTAAAATAGGATCGTTGTTTGTTGAAATCGTGGCTACAGAGTCAATCATATCTCCTTTCACCTGTATAGAATTTCTTTCTAGGTATTTTACAACCCTTGCAACAGCGTTATTTATACCGTTTTTTAAATCTCTATCGTTGTAATCTTTATCTAACTTATAAGCATGTTTAAGTATAGAGTGCGATAAAACAGTGGCAGTTGTTGTACCATCACCAGCTTCTTTTACTGTTTTTCTAGCAGCTTCTTTTAAAAGCGTAGCTCCCATATTTTCTACAGGATCTAATAACACTATTGAATCAGCTACTGTTACACCGTCTTTGGTTATAACTGGTTTACCACTACCATCTTCTAGTATTACACACTTACCACTAGCTCCTAATGTAGAGCTTACAGCTTTTGTTAGTTTTTGTATTCCTTTAAACACCGTGTTCTTGGCGTCTTCCCCGAAATTCAGGTTTTTGACTATTTTGTCTGACATGATTTAATTAGATTTAATTCTTAATACTATGATAGTATTATTACACGTTTGCGACGCAAATTACTTTTATCTCTATTCTTCTTCAGTAGGTAAGCTTGAGTTTTGCCAAGTAAAATACAAGTCTTCATTTACCGGTGTAATTTGAGAGTTTATATCTGCAGCTATACTAGCTTGCATTTGCTCCACATCTAAAGAATCTTCTAACCAACCGATAACTACATTTTCAAAAGCTTCTGTATTTTCGTAAGGCGTAAAAGAATTACCAGTTACATAGGTGTACCCTTGAGCGCCAATAGTAGTTGATGAATAAACTTCACCATTTGATTCTTCAGAACCAGTGTATCTGTAATGTACTGTGTAAATTACGTTTTCTTCACCCTCTGCTTGAATGTGAGCGTTCATTGCGGGGATTTCCCATTCGTAAGTAATTGCCATTTTGTTTTATTTTTAAGTTAATCTAATTTTTACATTGTTATTGTGTCTGTACAAACCACCAATCGGTACACCGCCAGCCGCTGCGTCGGTGTCGTTTGCGTAACTACTCGCATTGTATAAAGCCTTATGTATAACGTGCATACTGCCGTCATTAAAACCGTAATACTCTACTGCATTCATATTTGCGCCAGCATATTGACCAGTCCCTACGCCTATAATTACATTTGCGCCCCTTAGGGTTGCGCCAGTTGGGTTGCTCGGCGTGTCGTTATTTTTACCTATTATAACCTCTTTTGATTGTGAGCTTTGTAGGTTTACCCCAAATAAATGGCTGTTTGAGTGTTGGCTATTATTTTGAAAACCAACAGACGTAGCGTTGTCTGTAGTACCGCTTGATGTATTTGAGTGTCCGACTGCAACAATTTTTGCGCTGTTTAAGTTATTCGCTCTACCAACGGCTGTACTTTGTATTTTTTGAGTAGTATTTGCTAAGCCTAAAATAAAATTGTCTTCATTATTAGCGGTGTTATCTCTACCTATAACGACTGTGTTTTTGCTTGTTACTGTATTTTCATTTCCG